ACAACACATATAGCTGAACAATCACGTTTGTTCATAGCATGACTATCAAATCTGTCACGTATGTAAGCAGATACATCATTAAACTTACTTTTCTTATATGCTTCTGTTTCATCTCTAAATCCATGGGTAGTACTAATTGTACCATTGTAGCCATCTTGATGACCATACTCAAGTTCAGCTTCTTCACAAGCTCTGTTATATGCTTCTTCTGCTGTTTTACCACCATATCTTGCTTTAAATTGACATGCTCCCATAATTATTTATTTTATCTGCCATTCCAGGCAGGTGATGTAAATGAAATTCCTCCTTCTGTTCTATGATTGTTATTAATCTGATTGTCAGATGGTTCATCGTCTTCTTCATCTTCCCAATCGCAATGATCCCTACATTCAGGACAAATGTCTATCTCAGGCATACGAGAGTATGCCCCACAACATGTTGAATAAGCCATAAATTTTAGTTTTATTTTACTTCAATGTGATTCCTACCATCATTCCAATAACTTATGTCACCATACCATACAAAGATTTCTTCGTCTGGTTGTATGAGCTTTGTAGCAACAAACTCAAATGTGTTGCGTTCTATGTTGGATCTCCAAGCAGCGTTGGCTGTGTCTGAATGATTATAGAATGAACCAAACCCACCAGCTACCACTTGTTTCTCCCATCCTGATCCACCACCCTGTGGCCAATTGAATCTGTAATCTATGACACAAGGAGAAACTTCTCCATTCTTCATACCTACATCAAAAAAGGGACACTCTTCTATGATGTCCCCTTCAAATATTACCTTGTCTGCAAATACTCCCCAGCCATGTATGCTGCTTGGAGCCATGTAGACTTTTGTTGATTGATAGATACGCATAATTAATCTTTTATTCTCAAACCAAACTGTAAGTCAAACCATTGAAAGTTTGCCTCAGCTCTTGATTTGTTTATTTTAAATACTTTCTTCATTAATGGAATAGCGTAAGCTTTAAACTGATCATGTTGTTCTTGTGTCATAGTCCATTTGCTATACCATTCTTTAGTCATAAATGCTTCTTGTGTAGACTTACCAATCATTCCTAATTGATAGTCTACTAAATGATCACCTATGTTCTCTCTATTTATCTTTGCCATGCTTTTTGATTTCTTCAATTACTTCATCCCAGTATTGTGGATCATTATCTAGTCCAGAACCCATCCACATATCTTTGGCTTTTGTATCCATTATTTCATGTGCTGTTAGCGATGCACAGTCTGCTGCTTTATATATATCTCCAACTATGGATAAATGATTGAGTACGAGATATGCTGCTTTTACTTTTGCTTCCATTGTGTGTCTCATTAGAATAAACTCATTTGATTAGGATTAACAATAACTTTACGTTTCTTACCTTCTAGTTGTATCTTGTGTATTATGCGTTCAGCACGCTCAATATAATATGCATGATTGATGTTGTCCAGAGGATGATCTGATGTTAGATGATTACATACATGCATCACCCAATCACCTGCTTCCACTTGTGATACATCAACAGCTGTGCTATCTGAATTCTCGTTCTTCACCTTCAGTAGCTTCTCTCCTGTATTAGATACATAATATCTAATCAGCTTGTTATAGACTGTCTTCGTCTCTTTGCTGTGACCTTCGTAATGAAAGTCTTTACTAGCTTTCTGTCTGAGACAAAAGTCATATATATTTGTATGATTGCGAATGGTATCAGCCACAGGCACGTCATTAACAAAAAAATGCTCAAGTGCAATAGGGACAACCCTAGCACTCTTATTTTTGTGTAGTTCAAAGTCTGTAAGGAAGTCACCCTTCTTTTTGATTTCGCCATCTGTTTTGATTGCTAGATAGTCATTTACTGTCGAGAATATAATCTTAGCATAGTCTGTACGTTCTAACTCATAACTGGTTAGATCCATCCACCACTTGTTAATCTCATGCATCTTCTCAACTTTGTCTTTGTGCACCTTGATTGTCACACCATCTGTATTTGCAGATATAATGTTTATACCAGCTAATTCATATGCTTCGATGAGCATCAGAAGACTTAGTTCTCCTGTGATGGTTGTGAACATTGTGAGCTGTCTGTCATAGATCCAAGACTGCATGTCAGAAGACTTACCATAAACTGAATTGACTGCGAGTTTGAGTGCTCCAACAATACCTTTAATCTTTTTATCCTTTTTAGCAAGAGGCTTGAGCTCCAATCTTTTATCAAACATGGTTTTGTATCCTCTAAGGAACTCAGGGCCCAAATGATGAGGATATTTACCATTATTAATAATGATAGCAGGGTAATAACTGGATACATCCCAATCCACAATAATATAATCAGCATCAGCTTCAAATATCTTAGGCTTGTTCTCTGTATGTAAGCCACCCTTTGCAAAAGTGTATATGTTGTCATAAAACTCTAATGATTCTTTAAATTCATCTTTGATAGTTAGTTTCTCTTTGCTAATTGCTTTTAAGAACTGTTGTAGTTTTGGTGTCTGGAATGTAATGTAATCAGCAATACAATGTCTCACCTTTACTTCAGTTCTAAACAAGCCTTTCTTTGGTAAATCAGAATATAATATGTTCTTTTCTTGACAATAGAACTTCTTAATCATCTCATCACCAATCTTACTATCAGAATAGTTTAAACATGGTATGCCAAACTCTTCTTCAATATCTTGTCTGAGCTCTATCTGATTATTGCCCTTATACAATGGATGCTCAGTTTGACCTATTGTTACCTTGTAGAACTCATAGGTAGCCATAACATCATTCTTACAATAGTCTTTAGTCAGTTGAATCTCTTCATCTGTCATGTTAATCTTTGTATGATGTATAGGCATCTCTTCAATGTTCTCTAGATCCATCTCAAACTCTAGTCGTTTCAGTGAGACCATTCTATTCTTGTTATCATAGTGGTTCACTCTGAATACATCTATCTGCTTAAGTGTAAGCCATTCTTCTCTGTACTCAGGAAATACATCATAGTTAGCATCATGGATAATATCAGCAGCCTTTTGTGCTATCTTAGCAGCTGTCTCAAGAGCTGTGAGCTCATGCCAGTTTTCATAGTTACGCAAGATCCACTCAATCACTTGAGAGTCAAAGCGTAAGTTATTATAACCAACCCAATAGTATTCAGGATGTTGTTCAATAAATCTCATATACCCATCTAGTTGGTTCTTATCCTTACTCACTTCAAACTCTGTATAAGTTTTGCTCCCAGGATTATATATGCCAATGAGGAATAACTCCTGCATTGTCTCAATATCATAGATGAGTATATTCATAATTGTTTATTTTTGTTAGTCCATCCATTTGCCATGTGTTCTTAAATGCCAAAATCTATGGCTTAACACTGCAACTATTATACCCCAAAATGTATCAGCTTCATATGAGCCTTCTTTAACTATTAGTTTCATATTATCTTTTATATGTTTTAATGTATTCTTTAATACACCATTTAATCATGTCCCATAGATAATATCTTTGTTTTGATTTAGAAAGCTTGTGTAAGCTTTCATAATAACTAAAATATTCATTCATAATTAGAAGTTTATTTCTCTTTTACTGATTTCTTAGCTGTTTTCACAGACTTTTTACTCTTATTAGAAATATAGTTCTCTTTACTATCTAATAATGTAAGAAACGCTGCACTAATAACATCATATAAATATTTATCTTCAAGCATAGCTGATGCAAATGATGCAGCTAATATTGTTTTATCACCATCGTCATCATATAATGTATGTACAGTGCCATCACCTATAGACATAAAGAAATGAGCTTTGAGCTTTGCTATTTGTGCTTTACTTTTTGCCATATTTATCTTTTAAACGTTGATAAACATAAGTTACCATATATGCCCAGCATATCACTGCTAAGACTATTTGAATGTAGAATAAAATCATAAATTTATATTATATCTTTCTAATGAGATGTTCTTACAGAATCTAATCTCTTTGTTTGTTAATGTCCATATTTGTCCATCATCCATAGCACATGTAAATAAAAGGTTATGCTCCTGGCTATAATCTATAACCAAAAAAGCATAACCTTCCATTTTATCAGATACCCTTACTATTGGTATCATTGGATTTAATTGCAGAATCATCATCTTTATTTGTATTATCGTCTATAAATGGGGCATTTATCCATTCAACTATGATCCATACCCAAACAAGTAATACAAAGATAATAAAATAAATCATGTCAATAGTTTTTAAATCTAATAAGTTTATACTCATCAGAGCTGATATACATATATCTGCGTCCTTTGATGTGTAATCTCTTAGATGGTTTATAATTTGCTTTCACAGCAAATATACTATCTATTAGTTTAGAACAAGAATTAATTGTTCTTCTATAAGAAGAATCTTGTTGGTCTGGTTCGTACACTGTAATTGTATGTGTGCAATGTGGTTTTGCACTAAAGATTAGGCTGTAAGACATGTGTGTTGGTATTAGTGGTTAAAAGAAGAATGTCATACCTGTTTCAGATATCTCTATCTTTGTAGGCTTTCTAAACGTAACAGATCTTTTAAGAGGCATCTTTGTAGATACTGTCTTTGTCATAACTGGTTGACGTCTAGTGCGTTGTGGTGCCATGTCTAACATTTTAATGTAAACACCATTAACTGGTCTGTTAAGACTGTTAGCTACAAACTTTGATAACTTAGCCATGGACATAGGCTTTGCAGTCTTTTTGTTGTCCATCATCATTGTCTTGATTGTTCTTAATTCCTTCTTGGAATAGTTGTTTGATCCTTTCTTTCTCATTTTGCTTTATTTTTTTGTTTAGTAAATACTGTTTTCTTTTAATTCTAGCTTCCTTTCTTTTCTTATTATGTTTCTTATTAATAGGTCCAGCTTGTTGCTGTCTCAATATTTGTTTTGGTGTTGTATCAAGACTAGTTAGCGTTTCACCTATTTTAGCTGATAAAGCTGTTCTAGGTTTTAATGGTAAAGGTATATTATGATGACTCATATGACCAGTATCAACACTTAAATCAATCTCTTTCACCAAACGTGGAGGGTTTTTAATCCTTCTCTTTCTTGTATTTCCTTTTAATATCATACGCTCTTCTATTTTATGTGTAATAAAAAAGCCCTACATTTCTGCAGGGCTCTCGCTTACTAACCACACATTAACCTAACCTTAATTTATTATCGTCCCATAATGCACTGACATTTAACTCTTTACACCATTGGTTGAACTTTTCACGCTCTGTAGGTGTAAATGGTTTGTTAATCTTTACAGTGATTTTGGGTCTGTCTTCTGTCTTTTGCTTGTTTTTAAATAATTCTAAGATATTTCTCATAGCTATTTCGTTTTGAATGTTAATATTATTCTGTTTCATGGTCTGCATCATTTGGTTCAGGATCATATTCAGTGAGGTCATCTTCATCTAAATCATCCTCCCAATCCTCATCATCATCATCATCGTATTCATGCTCATCCACAAAACTTACATGTCTAATAGTCACCTTATCATGAAAAAAGACTACATTTCTATGTATACCTTCTTCATCTTCAGAGTCAAATACTTCCAATGCTATATCACCATTCTCACCATCTTCACCATAAACATAGGCATTAATGATTTGAACTGTGAGGTCTTCCAAGTCATCAGAACTATCACCTTGGTCCCACCAACCTATTTGGTCAGGTGTTGCAAGGATTTCTTCTTTATCATCCTTATTCTGTGTTGGCATAACAATGTATGGCTCAACTGGTGCACCATTGAAAGCAATGTAGCTTTCCATATCTTGTGGTATGTGTGTTAGTTCATGGAGTTGTAGGTATTCATATACCTGTCCATAAACCACATCCTTTTGCTTTGATGCAAACCACATGCCTTTCTCTAGTTGTCTAGGCATATATGATTTGAATACAAGTTTAGCTAGTGTAAACATATCGTGTGTTTTTAGTGTATGTTAGCAAATATAGGTTAATTAGTTAATATAAGGACCCAGCTAGGGGAAGCTGAGCCCTATATATCTCACACAAACTAACCACTAATATTGTATTGTAATGAAGTCAGGTAATTCGTTCATGGCTAAAGTGTGTTAGTTAATTTCTCTTGTTTATATTCTTCCACTGCTATTTTAAGCTTCTCTCTTTGTTGATGAGCATAATCTTCAGTGACAAAACTAAGCTCCATCGTGTTATCTGTTCCTGGTTCAGAACAGCGTCCACCATACTTAAGCTTACCTAAATGTCCCCAAAAGTACATATCTCTAACCATCTCAATGGCTTCGAGTTCGTCTTCTGTCTCTCTAATAATCTTATAACCACTCAAGTTGTTGTTGTCATCCCTAATTAGTTCTAGTTTCATAATCGTGTGTTTAGAATGTGTGTGTAAAAAGCGAATATATAGCCTAATGTTGCCTCAGCTGTATATTCTTATGTGTATGTCATAACGCAACAAATAAAATCCCTCTGTACTCAAATGTATAATCTGTGGTTCAGGCTCATACGTCCTTTATGATAGTCCACCCTACCTCTATGTCTAGACCATAGATTAATTGATTATACATTTGTCTATCCTTGGGAAATAGAAATGGTACATTAAATGATTAAATAGCTGTATTACAATTCAATTACCTCCAAGCAAATAAGCTTGATAGGACGTAATAGGTCATGCATAACCTTTTACAACTATTTAATCAATATAATAAAGAGCAGACTAATTGCCTGCTCCAATATCCTGAACAAAATAGAACTCACCACCATGAATGAGTCTAATACCACCATATAATATACCATCTATATGAACAAACTTATCCAACACACCTTGTATTGGCAATTCCATAGACTTAATACTATCAATAGAGACTTGTTCACTCTCTATAAAGAAATCATCCTTACTAATAGGACTAATGTTATTGCCAAATAATGTATAGGCAAGTTGTTGTGCGTTATTCATATAAATGCTATTTAATGCTATATATATTGTATTGTATAGCGTGAATTAATGTATCTTGAAAAGATAGCTAAAAGGGCCTATTAAGCACACACCTCTTCAAACATTCACACGAAATATATTGATTATCAGTGTGTTATATTGTCTGAAGTCTTGATGTTGTATAAAAAAGGGGGCACGAGGCCCCCTTAATGCTAGTAAGCAGCTAGTTCTTCGTAACTAACAGCTTGCTTAGCAGTGCTATCAATTACAAATTCTTCTTCTTCACCACCTTTACCAACTGGTGCACAGATTGTAGTGATCTTACCATCAAGGCTTTCACAAATGTTAAGCTTCAAAATGGCAGCAATCACGTCTCTTTTAGGTGCCCCATTATCAAGAGCGTTCTTCACAGTCAAGCTAACTCTCTTACTTAATGGACAAGTGGTGCTTGTACCATCTTTTAGTGTTAATACCATTGACATTGCTTTGATGACACCATCATTGAACCTGCTGATAGTACCTGGACAAAACTTAACGCTTCCACCTGCGTGAAGACTTGCAACTGTTCCCAATTCAGTTAGCTTAGGAGTGCTAACAAACTCTTTGTACATTAGTGCCATTGTTTTTCGTTTTAGGCTGTTAATTAATAGGGGGGATGTGTCGATCCCCCAATTGTAGGAGGGGTGGCAAGCTGGAAGTACCCTCTCCTCCCATGGACACAATAGGGGTAGGGGGTATGTAAAATTTTTGGTAGGGGGTTGTTAATTGTTCCATGTGGAACATTCTGTCTAAGCAATTGAAGACTAGGGGGTTAGCTGGCCCAAGTGTTAAATGTTGTGTCACACTTTTTCAAATATTTGTGACAGATTTGGCAAGTTATAACAAGTCTATATTCTGCCAAAAGTCAAGCTATAGCTTTACCCTAGGGGATGTTTAGTCAAGGGATAGCTTTACATAATGTGTCTTATTATACCCATAAGCATATAGTTTGGTCTTTATAAGGGACATTATATCTTAGGGCATATAAAAATAAATTTGGTGGGTATAAATATTTACCTGTATCTTTGGGGGGGATTTAGGGGGGGCCCCATCTAATACCTCTCTATTAATTAAAGCTTTGATATATGGTAGTATTATTACTTGGTTGTATTGTTGGTCTCTTGAGTGTGATTGTAGTGGTATGGGGGTTTGTACACTTTGAGGAGTGGGAGATAGGGATAGAGTTTCTACCTAAACATTATAACAACTTTGAGCTAGGAATATCGAATAGAAACTACGAGCTGACAGATGGAGGACTAGAGCAAGAGCTTAGAATAGGTCTGTTATTATTCACCTTTTTAATCATGTTTAGGAGATTTGATGCATAATATAGCATTAACTTTTATAATAACTAAAATAGTTATTTGTAGATCGTCCAGATATACATACCTTTGTATCAACTAATTATGGAAGCAAAACCAATTGTACAACGACTAAAGACTTCAGTCAATGACAGTATTGTCATGGCTGAGAAGTATTATAGAATCTTGTCAGCTGTCAATGACCTGAAGCTTACAAAGAGGGAGATACAATTGATAGCCTTTGCTGCTATAAAAGGGAACATCTCTTATGCTAATATACGTAAGGAGTTTTGTGAAAGATACGACAGTACGTCCCCAGCCATAAATAACATTATCTCCAAACTAAAGAAGATGGGGATATTTGTAAAGGATGGGACAAAGGTGAAGGTTAATCCCATCATCTTGCTCAACTTTGAGAAAGATCTTGTATTGCAAATAACTCTAGCACATGGATAAGCCTATAAGTATGTCTGTCAAGGACTACCTTGTTAGGACCCTTGCTGTGAAGATGATGATTTCTGAGAAGACAATTGAGACAGTGATAAACCACCAGTTTCAATCTGCCAACGAGGCGATGGACACAAATAACAGTATTGAAATCTCTGGGTTTGGGAAGTTTTATTTCAATGAGAAGAAAGCCAAGAAACGTCTAGAAGACTTGACTAGGAAGAAAAACCTAATGCTTGAGTTCCTAGCCAGTGCTGAAACCTCAGAACAAAAGAAACGTTCCTCTCAGGTGACACTAGAAAAAACAGAAGCTCTGATCAATTTACTAAAAAGTAAAATTATATATGAAGATCAACTTCTCTCAGATTTACGAGGGCTGGAAGAATAACCTGTTCCCAGCTGATGACATGAAAGAACGCATTAGGGAAATTAGCCAACAACGTATGGCTATTTGTGATACCTGTGAATGGTGTTCTGAAAACAGACCTAAGAAACCTCGAAGGTTTGATAAGCATTGTACACATTGTGGGTGTGTTCTATCAGCTAAGACTAGGTGTCTATCTTGTAGCTGTCCTATAGAAAAGTGGGGAGCAGAGATGGAATCACGAGAGGAAGAAGAACAATTAATACAAACAGTATATGGAAAACAGGGAAGTGAAAATTCAGAAGATTCCACTGGACAGACTAATTGAGACTTTAGTTAACCTTTATAACCAGGGAATAGACTATATTGATATATCTGGAGTACCAGGTGTTGAGTTTGATAGAATGGCTATTGTCTTTACAAAAGACTATATGACAGAAGAAGGAAAGAAAAACTTTGGAGAAGACAGTGAGTTAGACTTGGAGATTGGTCCAAGCAAACTAACAGATGACGATATAAACCAGTTAATATAATACAATGAGTAAAAAGACTCACTATACAGAAGTGATATCTATATTACAAGAACTAAATAAAGACTTCCCTACATACAATTTGGGCAGACACTTAGCTACAGCTCTTGCAGACTATGGTGACATTTGGGGTATAACAGATAAAGAACTTGCATTTGCTCTAAGTAAGTATAAGAGTGAGATAGAGATGGATGTACCTCACACAGATGAATCTGAGTTAGAAAAGATTATAAAAGAAGGTATGGACCTTGATAACATCCTGAAGGAGGAGGAAGAAGATGGCGACTATTAAGAAAACTACATACGTAAATACAGAGCTTGAATGGGCAGAAGTACAGCTAAAGTCTTGGAAAGCATACGTTGATGCTAATCCACTACATGAATTGAAAGATAGGATTGAGTGGAAACCTACAGCTAAAGGAGGAATGTTACCTATGGTCATAGCCTCTATTGAAGCTCAAGGTAAGTTTGTCCAAGAGACAATGAAAAACTACCTAGCATTGGTAGAAGTGGTAGATAAGTTAAGAAACATGGAAGAAGCTAAGGTGGAAGTGAGAGGAAAAGGTGAATTATCAGGAGCTGCTGCTGAGTTCTTAGCAAATAGAAAATGATAGAACTACAAAATATAGATTACAAAGACTGGTTTATAAATCAGAAGCGTATTCCTGATAAAGACTCTCAGGAGTGTAAGCCATTCTTTGACTTTCACAGAGAGCTATGTTTAAATGGAGCCATGATGGGGGGTGTTTATATCAACCCCTTTTTGTATTGGCACCTAAACATATGGCATACAGAGGTAGATGTAATAGATGAAAGAGGAAGGATTGCACAGAAATATGCCAATCCTTTTTTAAGAGATAATGAATGGCTTGTGACAAATGAAATTGACAGAGCTCAACAAGAAAAGAGGGGCTTAGTCATTCTAGGTATTAGACGTTTTGCCAAGTCAGTTTTAGAAGCATCCTATATTGCATGGGGTGCAACCTTTGATGAAAACAGTCAGAATATCATAGCAGGCTTAAATGCCCCAGATATAAAACTGATTACTGATAAGATTGACAAAGGATTGAATTTCATTCCTGAGTATTGGAGATGGCAGAGAATTGAGGACAACTGGAAGAACCAAGTGACTCTAGGTATAAAGACCAAGTCTGGTGAACGTATCCCATTCTCTTCCATTCTAATACGTAACCTTGATGAAGGTAATAATGAAGAGGCCATTGCAGGTACAAAACCACGTAAATTAATTATAGATGAAATTGGTAAAGGAAACTTTCTTAGAGGCTTACAGGCTGCTATTCCAGGTTTCACTACACCCTATGGCTGGGGATGTAGCCCCATACTTACTGGGACTGGTGGGGACATGAAGAAATTCATGGATGCAAAGAGCTTAATGTTTGACGTAGACAACTTTAACTTCCTTACATATAATAATAGTAAAGATGACAAACGTATACATGGATTGTTCATCTCTCATAAATATAGAATGGAGGCAAAGGATGATTCTACACTAGGAGCATATTTGAATGAACCATCCACCTCAGACTTACACAATGTAAAAATGCTTGTAAGTGATGAAGAAAAGGCAACACAGATTACTAATGATAATTTAGAAAGACTTAAGAAAGCTGGAGATAGAATAGCCTATCTAAAAGAAAAGATGTACTATCCTCAGGAAGTGGATGACATTTTCTTAAATGAGGATACTAATATATTTGATATTGACAGTGCTAAGAGACAGAAGTTTAGATTGTTGCAACAAGAAAGAACAGGAACTCCTGTTATCTTGTTTAATGATGGAGAGAAGATAGCTCATGAGTTTACAGATAAATTACCCATCTCTAACTTCCCTCTAAAAAACTCAGACCTAAAAGAAGCACCTGTTGTTATATATGAATTCCCTGTGGATAATCCTCCTTATGGATTGTATGTAGCAGGAGTCGATCCATATAGACAAGGTAAGTCTGCATATTCAAGTTCACTTGGATCTGTATACATATATAAAAGGATGCATGAAATTTCAGGTGAGAAGTATCAAGATATGTTCGTAGCTTCGTATTGTGCAAGACCTGATAAGAAAGAAACTTGGGAAGAACAAGCTAGACTTCTTATTAAATACTATAACGCTAGAACTTTGTGTGAGAATGATGATATATCATTTATTGAATATATGAAGAGTAAAGGAGATGCACACTACTTAGAGAAACAACCTGAATGGCTTAAAGAGATTGTTCCTAATACCACTGTAAAAAGAGATTATGGAATTCATCGTTCAAGTCAGAAGATAATTGACTATCTTCACACCTGTTTAAAGAAGTATATGGAAGCTCCAATCTTTGTAGAGAAGAATGACGCAGGTGAAGTGATTAGAGAAGTCTTGGGTGTGAGTAAGATATTTGATCCTGTATTGCTTGAAGAGATTATTCAATACAATGATCAAGGTAACTTTGATAGAATTATTGCTGCAGAGTTAGCAATAGCACAAGCATTAAAGATGGACCCAATAATGGGTAAGATAGGTGGTACATCAGATGAGAGAGTAGCTTCTATGTTCAATAAGAAAAGAGGCAATATACTTTTCACTGAAGCTAGGAACAACATGTTTGGACAATCAAGAAATAAATATAAACGAAATAAATTGTTTTCATAATGGCAATTATAAGATACACGAAAGACGCAACAATTAGGTATGCCTACCTTAATATCTTCCCTGATCAGTTCAAGACTGAGAGAGAAAAGATGGATGAGAGTTGGATTAAAAACACAATGGACTATTTTGCTAACAAGGCATATGCTGAGTATGTTAAGAGCAGAGATACATTTGTTAAAAACTATGACTTAGTAAAAGGTATTCTAAGAAGAGAAGATTTTTATCAAGAACCAGAAGTAAGAAGTTTTACAGATGTGCTCACAGCAGATTTAGCTCTTCCTGCCTATGTAAAACATTATTCTATAATGACCACTCCTATTAACGAGTTAGTAGGAGAAATCTCTAAGAGACCTGACGCATTTCGTGTCAAAGCATTTGATGATGATAGTAAAGCTGAAGAGCTTGAGTTTAAAACTCAAATGTTAAATGATTATGTAGTTAATACAGCCAAGAGAAAGATATTAGAAAAGGCTGCTATGAATGGAGAAGAGATTGAAGAGGAAGAATTAAATCAAATGACTTTAGATCAAGTTAAAGATGAATTAGACTCTTATACATCTACAGCAGAAAAGTGGGCAAACCATATTCTTACAGCTCAGAAGGCTGAGTTTAATTTAAAGGAGAAAGGAGAAGACTCTTTTAGAGATCTTTTAATTTCTGCTAGAGAGTTCTTTCACATATATGAAGATAACTCTAAGCTTGGATTTAACGTTGAGGTGGCTAATCCTAAGAACACTTGGTTCTTAACTACTCCTGATAGAAAATGGATATCTGATCCTACAGGTCGTGCACAAGGTGCATATGCTGCTGGTATTGTACAAGTTATGGAATTGTCTGAGATTATTGAATCTATCCCAGACTTAACTAAAGATGAGATTGATCACTTACGTAGTTCATTACAAGACTATGGATTGATCAATGTACGTGAATCTAACTTGGGCAATCCTAATGCTATTCCTGGTAATGAATCTATTCAATACGATACATTTGACCCATTAGTCTTACAGACTAGAATGATTATTGAGTCTGAGATGAAACAGAATGATGATGGTCTTCAGGACTTCTTAGGACTTACATCTAATGTAAGCTCTTTTGGTTATAAGTATGTTGTAGTAAGATCTTATTGGATTTCTAAAAAGAAGATAGGTAAAGTTATTTACTTAGATGAGATGGGTAATGAACAGTCTCAACTTGTAGATGAAAACTATAAATCTGGAATGCTTCCTACACAACAGTCTTTAGAGTGGGGTTGGATTAACCAATGGTATCAAGGTGTTAAAATTGGTCCAGATATCTATCATGTCAAACCTTATAACTTATTACCTTATTGTCCTATCATAGGTCAAACGTTTGAAGTGAAGAACACAGAGGCTAAGAGTCTTGTAGATATGATGAAGCCTTTCCAAGTTTTATATAATGTGTGTATGAACCAGTTATATAAATTACTTGAGAAGGAAGTAGGTAAGGTTCAGTTAATGTCTATTAGACATATTCCTATTCCTAAAGATGGAGATGCTCAAGATGCTCTTGACATTTGGGAAATGGAAGCTCGTAACAGAGGTGTAGTATTTGTGGATGATAGTCCAGAAAACTTAAAGAGCCCAAGCTCATTTAATCAATACACTAGCTTAGACCTTACACGTACGCAGGAGATCCAAGCAAGATACACTCTAGCACAACAACTTAAGAATGAGTGTTGGGAATTAATAGGTATGTCAAGACAAAGACTTGGTGCTATACAAGCTAGTGAATCAGCTACAGCAACCAATGCAGCCATTACACAATCTTATGCTCAGACAGAACCTTTATTTGTAGCTCATGAATATATCATGGGTCAATTATATCAATCTATTATTGATGCTGCTTTATATGTAGAAAGTTCTAAACCACAATCTACTATTTCTTATGTAAATTCTGAAGGAGAATCTGCATTTGTTTCTGTAAATGGTTCAGACTTACGTTTTAGAGATTTAAAAATATTCTTGACTAACAGACCTGAAGATAAGCAAATGTTTAATGAAATTAGAGGTTTGTCTCAAGCTGTTCTACAAAATGGTGGTTCATTACATGACATCATTGAGCTTTATAGCACTAACTCTATTCGTCAGATGAAGAAGGTGTTCAAAACTCTTAAGAGCAGACAAGAAGAATTGGAAGTTACTAAGTTACAACAACAACAACAACAATTAGACCAACAACAGCAACAAGCTGAAGCTCAACTGCAATTACTTCAACAACAACAAGCTGAGAAGATTGCTAATGATAATTATCAAGCTGAGCTTGATAGAATCAATAAAAAAGAAATTGCTCTTATTGCAGCAGAGGCTAAGAACATGGGACCATTGAGTGATGAAGATGCTTCTGGTGTTCCTGATGTATTGGAAATCAATAAGTTAGCTACAGAGGAATCAAAAGCTATAAAAGATTATCAAAGCAAGATGGCTGATATTCAATCTAAGAATAGGATGGCTTCACAAAAACTTGAAGTTGAAAGAGAAAAATTACAAGTGGCTAGAGAAAACCAAGCAAATGATTTAGCTATTGCTAAGGAAAATGCCAAGGGTAGAGCTGCTAAAAAACCTAAATAATGTTTGATAAACTGATTGAGATAATAACTAACTGGTGGTTACAACTAACTCCAGTTATTATTGTCAGAGACTATGAAGGAGCTGTATTACTAAGGTGTGGAAAATTCTACAGTGTTCTTGAACCTGGACTACATTTTAAGATTCCTTTGTTTGATGAGGTGATAGATCACCATGTAGTAACAACTACCCTTAGTCTTGATGCTCAATCTTTATACACCTTGGACAAACAAAACATTGTTGTCAAGGGAGTTGTAAAATACAAGATAGCTGATGTAAAGATATTCCTACTTGAGGTATTTGATGCACAAGATGCATTGTCAGACATGTCTCAAAGTATAATAAAAAACGTTATTATGTCAATGACCATGGAGGAATGTACAGATCAGGAACTTGACAACACTTTGACAAAGAAAGTTAGAGTGGAAGCTAGGAAATGGGGAGTTGAGGTTCAACAAGTTACACTTACAGACCTTGCCCCAATCAGAAGTTATAGGTTTATAAATGACAACTTTCTTAACAAATTAGATTAGAGTAAAAAATATTAATGCTATATTATATTGAATAATGGTCAATATAAAGGCTCCTCTCTTTGCTATTAACTTAAGTTACTTTACTTTTACATACAAAACCAATTAAAACTCAACTACATATGGCTGAAAATCTAGATATGCCCCAAATGGGTAATTTTAGTATTCAAGATACTATGGATATGGGAATGGGAAGTCAAGAGTTATTAAATGACTTGTTATCTCCTGATAGTGCTACATCTAACCCTGATGACATTCAGGATATTAAAGATGAACCTACACCTGCATCCACAAAGAAAACTACTTCTAAACAACCAGCTACATCAGCTCCTGCTCCAGAAGATGATAAGAAAGAAGAAGCTCCTGTAAAGGACATTCAAAGTTTCTTATATGGAGATGAAGATGATGAAGATGCTGAAGAAGATGATGACGCTCCTGCAACAGATAAAAAACCAGTTGCAAAAGGTGCTGATAATCAAGAAGATAGTAATGAAGATGGTGAAGATGGTGAAGAAGCAGTTCCTAACCAATTCGAAGCTTTATCAAAAGATCTTTTAAAACTAGGTGTCTTTTCACAAGACGAAGATGAAGAAGAAACAGTTATTGATAGCCCTGAAGCTTTCTTGGAAAAGTTCCAAGCAGAGAAGAAAAAGGGAGCTATTGAAATAGTAAACAACTTCATTGGTCAGTTTGGAGAAGATTATCAAGAAGCATTTGATGCCATATTTGTAAAAGGAGTTAGTCCAAAAGACTACTTTAGTGCATATAATCAAATCCAATCTTTCTCTGATATGGATTTAAGCGATGAGAGTAATCAAGTTGCTGTTATTAAACAAGCATTGACAGATCAAGGATTTGAGCCTGAAGATGTTACAACAGAGATTGAAAGACTTAAAAATTATGGTGACTTAGAAACTGTTGCTGCTAAACACCACAAAGTCTTGATAAAAAAGGAAGCGTCAAAGCTTCAACAATTAGAGCAAGATAAACAAGCTCAATTACAACAGCAACAAGCCATCAAGCAACAATACTTACAGAATGTAAACAATGTTTTACAAGAGAAGATTAAAGCTAAAGAATTTGATGGCATACCAATTAACCCTAAATTAGCTGGTGAACTACAAGATTTCCTAGTAACAGACAAGTACAAGACAGCATCTGGAGAAACTCTCACAGACTTTGATCGTACTATACTGGAGCTGAAACGTCCTGAGAATCATGAGAAGAAGGTCAAACTTGCTCTATTGATGAAAATCATTGAGAAAGATCCTACACTATCTACTATTCAAAAGACAGGTATCACCAAAAAGTCTAATGAATTATTTGGTGAGGTTGCCAGACAAGCCCAGAAGAGTTCAGTGAAATCTAAACAGTCAGCTAGACCTACTTCTTCTTGGTTTCAATAACAAATTTATATAACAAAAATTAAAAAAGTATAACAATGGCAATTCAAACAATTCCAGGTTTAACTGGATTTACTTATGCTCGTGTCGCTTCTATGGATAAGCGTGCAGTAGGTAAGTTAACTGATGCAAACCATTTAGAGAGCTTTCACTCTACAGAGCCTGCAGACTATGATAAGAAGATTATCAGTTTGTACACTCAGAGTTCTCTTTATAGTAATGACTTCTTAGACATGATCAACAAGTCTACTCCTTACTATATTGATAACAACAGTGATGCTTGGAAATGGCAAGTACAAGTTCCTTACAAATTCCCAAAAATCATTGATGTTCCTACAAGCACATTAGAATTAAACAAACCTGGTATTGATGGTCAAGAATTCCAATTGATTATTGATACTAATGAGTTCTCTAAGAATGCAATTATTTCTGTAGGTACTCGTCAGTATGGTCCTCGTTTCTACGTAGTAAAAGATCCTGTTCCTTGGAACGTAGGTTTCTTATACACTTTCACTTTGGTGAGTGACAATCCTACAGTAGATTTCGTAAGTGCTACATTCTTACAAGTGGGTATCGAACTAGAATTAGTTGATGCTGCAATTGGTGAATTCGATCAAGACTTATTAGGTCTTCCTCGTTTAGGTGAGCAAATCACAATGTTTGAATCTTTAGGTTCTGCATATGGTTATGAGCACAAAATCACTGAGTGGGCTGATGATAAGATGATGAGAGATACAAAAGGTAATCCATTGGATATCTTAGTATACGCTCCTCAAAGACGTAACCAATTACCTTTAACTCGTAATGATGTTAAGTGGGAACCATTTATTGAGTTCTGGATGCGTAAGTCTATGTTAGAATTAAAAGTTAAGCGTATGATCTGGGCTCGTCCTGGAACTGTGAAGACTAATGGTTCTAAGCAAGAATTAAAGCGTACTTCTGCTGGTGTATATCACAGAATGCGTAACAATGGTAACTTAGTACAGTACAACAGAGGTGAGTTCACTGCGAACTTAATTCGTTCTGTATTTGGTGACTTATTCTACAGACGTGTGGATGTTAAAGACAGACGTGTTAAAATGTACACTAATGAAGCTGGCTTTGACGTATTCCAACAAGCTTTAAAGACAGATGCTTTGAATTCTGGCTTAACTTTCATGGCTGATTCTGGTAACAGATACATGCAAGGAGAAGGACAACACATCACTTACAACTTTGCATTCGATGCAATGGTAACTCGTGAGACTGGTCGTGTTGAATTAATCCACTTGAAAGAGTTAGACCTTCCTCAAACAAATTTAGAATTTGGACAGAACAAGAAGTCAACTCCAGTATTTATGGTGTTTGATGTATCTCCAATGTCTGATGGTTCTATGATCAATAATATTCGTGAAGTACGTATGAAGGGTGCACCTTCTATGACTTGGGGTTATATCGATGGTACTCGTCACCACTTAGGCTTTGCTAAGTCTCAAGGTATGAGTTCTGCGAACAAGTTCCCTGGATATGAGATTTGGATGAAGGATCGTTGTGATGTATTCATTGAAGATTTATCTAGAACAGTATTGATTGAAGAAATTCCTCAATTCTAATAATGCCCCTCTAAGGATAGTATTCTTAGACTGACACCTCTGGTGTTTCGCATAAAAAAATCAGAAGACGTTCCCCCCACATCCCAGTGGGGGAGTCTTCTAACACAGATGGACATGTACAAGTAAATTCTGTACAGTGTTCCCTTCGATGGGAACCATCTGCAAATAAACCAAATAAAAACAACTACATATGGGCAAGATAGGAAAAATATCTACTATTAAAAAAGACTACAACAATTCTCAGTTACAAACAATGCAAGGTGGACTTGCATCAAGAGGCTACACAAGAATTCCTGGTACAGGAGTTTTTAAATATCCTTATAAAGAATTGGATGGTCAGTACAGAACAGGCTTAGATCCAAAGGCTGCTTACATCAGAAGAATCTCTGATCCTCTTGAAAGAGAGATGGAGATTGAAAGAGTAACAGAATTAAGAGACAAGCTAGAAGCAGCATTAGGTGGTGTTGACTTAGGTCCTCGTTCTCAGTTCTGGAACTATGGCTTATCAACTTCTGTTGATGATTCCTTACACGTACAACCTGTTAAGCTTATGGATGGCGACAATTATTATGATTTGTCAATGCCATTGCAAGAGCTAGCATTCTCATGGTTGAGAGTTCATCCAACAATTGCTTCTAGCTATCAAGCTTGGGAGCGTGGTGAATTCCCTGCAGACATTCAATATTATGTTGCAGATGATGAGATTGAAAACAAGGTGATGTTTAAAAAGAAACAACTTATTAATAAAGCTATTGTTAAGTTTGATTCTATGACTCCTGAGAAGAAGAAGAAAGTGGCTCGTCTACTTGGTCTTCCAGTATCTGATGATTCTAAAGAAGAAGCAGTTTACAATCAGGTGGATAACCTCCTAAAACAAACAGAATTCAAGAATGGCAAATATCAAGGTTTGAACCCTATAGAAGTGTTCAACAGATTTGCAGATATGAAAGAAAACTTGCTCCATATCAAAGACCTAGTAAAACAAGCTGTTGCTCATTCAATTTATAGAGTGAGACCTAATGGTAGAGTTTTTGAAGGTGAATTTGAAATAGCAGTTGATGAAGATGATTTAGTTAAATTCCTTGCAGATGAAGACAACCAAGATCAGTTATTGACTTTGGAAGGCAAATTAAAAGGAAAAAAAATAGCCTCATTATGATCCCAGTAGATAGTTTATTATATAAGATTGACCAGAAACTAAATAAACTATCAACAAATGAGCATCAACAAATTAACCTAGAAGATAAGATTCTAGCACTTAACGAAGCTCAGATAAAGCTAATAAAGCAAAAGGTTGATGGTACTAGTACAAACTCTGGTTATGGGTTGGATGCATTTAAAAAACGCTATGAAGACCTTCAAAGTTTAGTTATCACCTATAACAATCAACCTTTGCCTTTAGCATTAAAGAATGCACAGTTGAATCAGTATTTTGCAAGTCTTAATGTTTTGACTCCAAAATATATGTTCTATCTTGATAGTTATATATTAGCAGACAAAGGAAGATGTACAAATAGAAAGATATGGATAAATAGAGATTTGGCTAAACATGGTGACATTCAGTTTATACTAACTAATGACAACTACAAGCCTTCTTTCGAATATCAAGAAACATTTAACTTTCTATCCTCTGACGAGATATCTATATTTACAGATGGTACATTTACACCAAAAGATATTTACATATCATATATGAGATATCCAGTGTACATTAACAAGACAGGATATATCATGTTAGATGGCTTGCCTTCTTTTGATCAAAACTGTGAACTTGAGACTTACTTAGAAGATGAGTTGTTGGATCTTACAGTACAAAACTTGGCAATGTATACAGAAAACCAAAGTGCTGTTCAAAGCTCAATCTATAGAATACAAACAAACGAATAATTTTTCACAATTAAATATAAAGCAAAATGGCTGATTTTTCATTAACCACCCTCTTTGTAGTACCAGTAGGAAACACATTACCTAGCTCTGGATCTACACAGAATTTAACAGCTGGTCAAGTAGGTATTTTCCTAAATGACTATAGTGTTGCTACATCTAGTAACATCGCTGATGCCCCTTATTTCTATGTTGCTCAAGGTAGAACAAACACGTATTTACAAGGCTCTAAGCGTTCAGACAAAATTGCTGGATGTGTAACTGGTGCTGCTTGTAAGTCAAACGTAACTGAATGGTACAAGTCTAATGGTTGTGCAACTGCTGTAAATCAAGTTACTGATGTAACTGGTTTCACAGTTAAACCTGGTGAGATTGTAACATTAACTTTACGTGGTTTCTCTAGCTACTTAGAAACATTGTACTTCAATGGTTTCACTCGTTCTGTAACAGTTAATGCTCCATGTCTTGGATGTGGTGACGATCCTTGTACAGATGTAGATGTGCCTGCATTGATTGATGATCTTATCTATCATTTAGAGTTAGATGCTCCAGGTAACAATCCTGATAACATCACTTTAAATCAATTTTACCAATTCCAAAGACTTGGTAACAATGCAAATGCGTTCTTACGTATCACTGGTAAACCATTGACTAAATATGGCCAGCCTTGTGACGTTGCTGCATTCCCTTGGGAGTATGACAGATTCTACTTCAGAACTTTCATCTTCTCTGGTCCAGCTACAACTGCTGATTTCATTGTTGATGATCCTTGTAACAGAGTTGCTACTCCAGTGATTAGACAACGTTCTAACTATCCTGTTGGTACTTCTGCTGAAGTTCAACAATTAGAGAAGAACTTCTATAGCTACCAAGCTGGTTACTTAAAGCATTTATACAGAATGGGTGGTTACAACGAGAACTTTGAGTCTTGGGTAACTGATGGTCAAATCTATGATTTGTACTATATCAAATTCAATGAGTATAATAAATCTGAGTACCAATGGGGTGACTATATCTATGAAGATAGCACAGTGATTATTGCTGTTCCTAGCAATCAAACAACTGCTATCGAAGCTATATTAGAAGCTGCTTTAGGAACTGTTGCTGGAGATACATCTTGTATCACTACAACTAGTACTACAACTACTGTATGGCCTAGTACTTCAACAACAACTACTTTGATCCCTTAAGAACTAAGGTAAGATCATATTAACCTATGCCAGAGGGTGAGAGGATATCTCAAATCCTCTGGCATTTTTATTATATAAATCATGACATTAGATTTTTTAGTAATTAACACTTATGATACTAGCACATTAGCAATAGCTGATACGTCTGTGTATAATACAAATCCACCAAGTGTTAGTTCTCCAACTATGCAAATAACTGTGCCTGGTTATACTGTTCCTGTAGCTATTCCTTTCAATGTTCAACAAATAAATACTTATAACTCAATTATATTGGGTTTAACTGCTTTTCCTGCTATTTCTCCATTACCTGATGGTGTATATTTTTTAAAATATTCAGTGGCTCCAGCAAATACTAATTATGTAGAAAAAAACATAATGCGTACAAATGCTATTCAGGAAAAGTTTGATAGTGCTTTTATGAAACTTGATATGATGGAATGTGATTCAGCTATCAGAACCCAAGCTAAGGTGGTATTAAATAGTGTATATTATATGATTCAAGGATCTATAGCAGCAGCTAATAACTGTGCAATTGATACAGCTAACAGATTGTACAATCAAGCTAATAGACAACTTGACTATTTTATTGCTAACCAATGTGGTTGTACAGGAAACAACTATATAATTAATTTCTACTAATATGGCAAACTGTAGAGGATGTGGCATGAAAGTTGGATGTGGCTGTCAGTTGATTAATGGCCTATGTTCAGCTTGTCACAACAAAGCAAAAAATGCTCTAAAAAGATTAAAAGATGCTTACACCAAGATTGACAGATTGTGTAATAAATGGTAGTATCCCAGCAACTCTTACACAAATTGATGCAAGGTTGACATATTGGGCAAATATTGAATATAACAATATCTCCTTTTCTACCAATACTTACATCCCTGGGGATGTAATAGGAGATTTACTAAATTACAAACGTATATTAGAATATAGATCTTGTAATCCAGATTATGCTATGGTGTGTGGTCTTCCCACTACCTCTCAAGTTATAAGCAGGGTTAAAATTCTAATTAATAAATAAATTATAATATGTCTTGCGAAAGTTGCTACAATGGTTGTGTTGATATAGTATCTGATAAGTGTGTCAGATATACAGGAGTTACGTATGCCTCAGTGGGCATTGATGCTGGTGATTCTTTATACCAAGTAGAGATTGCTTTGATAGAAAAAGTCATTTCTTTCTTGAATGGATCTGGTATAAACATTAGTATAAACCCTACTTTTTTATGTAACTACATGCAGACATTTTTACCTGCAGGTAGTACTTTTACACTTCCTACAATAATTTCAGGAATTGTAAGAGCTATTTGTGATATTAACACTCGTGTTGTTAGTATTAATAATACACTAACTATATTAAATGCTGATTATACAATTGGCTGTCTTACAGGAGTTACAGCTTCTTCTGACACTCATGATATTGTTCAGGCTACTATAAATAAACTTTGTGCAGTTTCAACTGATCTTACTGCTCTTACTCTTAATGTAAATACAAACTATGTTAAGTTAGCAGATCTTGATGCTTTGATTGCTGCATATATTGCAGGTACATCAGGTGGTGGTTCTACCCAACAGTATTTAAAAATGGTTCCATTTGTAGCCTATGAATATTATGGACCATTAACAAACTTTGATGGATCAGGTATTGGCATCCCAGCAAATGGTTTCTTCAAAGTATATTTATGTAATGGTCTAAATGGCACCCCTGATAGAAGAGGACGTGCTGCTGTAGGAGCCATTCAAAATGTACCAGGTGCTCCATTAGATGCTGCAGTAAATCCTGCTAATGCTGGTAATCCAAACTATGCTTTGTATAACACAGCAGGAGCAAACACTGTAACTTTGATTACATCACAAATTCCTGTACATAGTCATAATGCTACTGTAGTGGCATCTGGATCAGTGCCAAACCACACTCACATAATAATGGGAGGATCAGGTCCTGGTAATAGTCCTGCTCCAAATGCATTACAAGTTATGGCAAATGAAAAAGGAGATGGTGGTAATGCAAGTTATAAATTTTCAATTGCTAGTTCTCAAGTACATAACTCTGGTATAAGTAGTGCAAGTGGAGCTGGTCCTGTAGCACTTAGTGTGGCTGTTTCAAACAGCGATACAGGTAGTGGAGGAGCTCATCCTAACATACAACCTGTAATAGCTGCATATTATATTATGTATATTCCTTAATCTATTTAAACTAACTATAAAATGTCTTGTTCTTCTTGCTATCCTAATCCTAATCCTTGTTACACTGCATATTATCAACCTGGTCAAAACTGTGGTTGTTGTGGTGGTGTAGTGGGTGATTGTGGATGTGTTGGTACTGCTGGCACTGCTGGCACTGGTGGCTGGGGCTGCTGGTGTGGTGCTACAGGCTGTGCAGATGCTCCTTATAATAGTAATAATACTGTCTATGTTGGACCTAATCTTCCTAACTCAGGTGTTAACACTTGTGACACTTTAACCACTGCATTAGAAAAAATTGACTATGTAGTAACAGGTGGTGGAGGTGGTGGAAAAAATGGAACATCAGGAACTAGTGGAACTCCTAGTACAAGTGGTTCTTCTGGAACCTCTGGTTCTTCTGGCTCTAGTGGTGTAACTGGTGCTCAAGGTGCTGCTGGTGTAAATGGTACAGCAGGTTCTTCTGGTACATCAGCTTTGTCTGGTTCTTCTGGATCTTCTGGAAGTTCAGGAACTGCTGGTAAAAATGGTTCTAGTGGTGTTGATGGTAGTTCTGGAATCAGTGGTAGTAGTGGTACAAGTGGAAATTCAGGATCAAGTGGTAATAGTGGTACAAGTGGTACTGATGGCTCTAGTGGAACAGCAGGAACAGCAGGAACAGCAGGAGCTGACGGAGCTAATGGAAGCAGTGGCACAAGTGGTCAAAATGCAACCAGTGGTACAGCAGGACTATCAGGTGATAAATATGCTACAACATCAGTTAGCTCATTTACACTAGGAAGTGGAGGTACAATTACTGTTGGTACAGGACTTTCTTATACCATAGCACAATCTGTATTAATTTCATTTAATGGATCAAACTATCAAACTTCTCCAGTTACATCTTATAACTCTGGAACAGGTGTTTTAGTTTTAGGTACACCAAGTGCTACTGTAGGTTCAGGAACTTATAGTTCTTGGACAGTTAACTTAGCAGGAGCTGCAGGTGGTAATGGTTCTAGTGGTACTTCTGGTTCTTCTGGAACAAATGGTACAGCTGGTACTAGTGGTACGTCTGGTACAGCTGGTACTTCTGGTACTAATGGAACAACTGGCACTTCTGGAACAACAGGTACAAGTGGAACAAATGGAACTTCTGGTTCTAGTGGTACTAGTGGTACCAATGGAACAACTGGTACAAATGGATCATCAGGGTCTAGTGGATCTTCAGGTTCATCTGGCTCTTCTGGATCATCAGGTAGCTCTGGATCTTCTGGGGTTAGTGGTACTAGTGGATCTTCTGGTGTATCTAATAGTATTTCTGGTGCTACTAATCAAGTTCTTAAATATAGTAGTGCTACTTCTGCTGTAGGATGTTCTATATATGATGATGATAATTATACATCAATAGGTGGTCCTAATCCAGGATCAAGACTTAATGTATATCTAGGTAATGGTCAACCAGCAGGAAACTATGTTGCAGATTTTGCAGGCATAGAACCATACGTTACAGTTAGAGCATTAGGTGGTAGTAATACTGCTACATTACAATTACTTCCTACATCAGGTTATACAGCATTTATTGGTAACTATAATGGTGGAGGTGTGATAATTAGAGCAATGAATGCTGATGTGGTTACAATTGATTCATCTGGTGTTACAGCTCCAGCATTTTTTGAAACTTCTGATATTAGGTATAAGGATGTATTAGAATGGAACCCAGAAATAAATGTGCTTGGAATAGATGTAATTAAATTTAAGCGTACTGATATTGTAACTAATACAATTAACTATGGTTATTCAGCTCAACAAGTACAAGAAATTATTCCTGATGTTGTTAATGAGATAGATGAAAAGTTAAGTGTAAACTACATAGCTGTTCATACATTAAAGATAGCAGCATTAGAAAAACGTATTGCAGAACTTGAAGCTAAATTAAAATAATAATGAGTTGGGCATCCTTAACAAACAATCAGTGTATTTCTTGCAATAATTTACAAGATGGTGTAAACAATAATGTGTTTACATTAAAAAATGCTATCCCTGTTAGTAACAAACAAGTCACTAGAAATGAAGCAGAATTTTATGTAAACATTCAAAATATAACAAATAGGTCTGCTAATGAACTTGTAATTAAAAGTGATGTAATATCTTCTGGTAGTACAACAACTACATCAACTACTCAAGTTCCAACTCCTTGTGGAAATCCAACTTCTTATTCAGGAGGAGTTACATATCCAACACCATTCACAATTACAGTTGGTAGTGGTACAGGAAATACTACTCTGACATTTGATGCACAAAATGTTCCTGATAGATTTATAGTTCAATGGAATGGTAATTTTGTAATTGATACAGGATATAGAGGTAATTCTAATTATAACATTGGAGGAAGTCTTAGAAGTAACTTTAATTCTTCTTTAAGTGGTAAAGTAGATCCTATAACAGGATTAACTTATCCAAACACTACTCAATGGCCAGGAGATGGTTATCCACTAGTAGTAAGTCCTGGTAATGGAACTTCTGTATTTTCTAAAAATGCTTCCTCACCAACTACAGCAAATGTTTTTGTTTATGCTCCTCTTCCAGGAACTGCGTGGTCATTTACATTAGGTTGCCCAATATAATATTTTAAAACCAAATTAATATTAAATAAGTAATGAGTTGGGCATCAATAGCAAATAATCAATGTGTTTCATTAAATAATTTACAGGATGCTGTGAACAATGGAGTATTTACATTAAAGAATATAATTCCTGTTCCTAACACTAAACAAGTAACTTCAGGTGAAGCAGAATTTTTTGTAAATATAATTCCTACAGGTAAGTCTGTTAATGAACTTGTTGTTAAGTCTAATTTAGTTTCACCTCCAACTACAACTACTACATCAAGTACAAGTACAACAAGTACAACCACAACATTTATTTCAGATCCTTGTAATTGTGTTGAAGTAAATATTACATCTGCTGGTGGTGAAGTAGCAACATTTAATTGTTTTGGAGTAAATGAAAACTATGTTTATGCAACAGCTGGTACTAGATATATTTGTGCAGCTGTTATTGGTGGCTTATTACAAGCTAACATCGTATCAGGTACAGGAACGTTAACACCTATTGGTAATTGTAAAACTGGACCTTGTGGATCAACAACAACAACAACAACAACAACTATATTTAATCCAACTAACAACCTTAATTTTATTCAGACTATTGTAAGTAGAGATGATGTTACTAGCTCAAATGATGGAAAATATGTAGCTACAATATGCGTTACAAATAATAAATTATATATTTCTAATGACTATGGACTTACTTATACAACAGTTACTGTTGCTGGGACAAATACACTCTATAGAGTTGCTGTAAGTGGAACAGGTGAGTATATGTATTGTCTTTCACAAGCTCAAGGACAACCAGGTGTTATTTCAAGATCTACAGATTATGGTGTTAATTGGAATACTACAGGTACTGCAACAGGAGCATATTCTTCAATTACTACAAATAGAACAGGACAATATGTAATTGTTGGAGCAATAAATTTAGGTGAAGCAGAATCAGGGTTGGGTCAAATTTGGAGATCTTCAGATTATGGAGTATCTTTTGTAAGAGTAGATTTTTCTTTTGGTGGTCTTTATCCTCAAGCACCCTATGCTGTTACAGTAGATAGTTCAGGTAATCGTCAATATGCTGCTACCATTAATCTTAGTATGGCAGCATTTGATGGAACTGTAGGAAGAACAACAACTGCTTTAGGTAATTTTACACCCAAAGCTCAAGATGGTAATCAAACATATTATGGAGTGAGTACCTCTGCTGATGGATCAAAAGTGGTTGTTGCTAATCAAGGTGGATTTTACGGATATAGTCCTGGAAATGTTCAGTTGAAAAGAAGTATAGATTATGGTGACACGTATGCAAATTTTGGTGGAGTTTCTACTCAATGGCTTGGTGTAACTATAGATGGAAGTGGTACAAATATAATAGCTGTTCCAGGTACTTCAGGAGCAAGCACTTTATATAAATCAGTTTCATTTGGTACACTTTCTTCAGTAGCAAGTTCTAAACTTTGGACTAGTGTATCAATTTCTTATAATGCAACTGTAGCAATTGCTGCAGAAACAACTGGACTTTGGAGATCTACAAATGGTGGATCTACTTGGACAAAATTATCTTAATTAAACCAAACAAATCAATAATATGACAGTCTTAGTAACATTAACATTAGCAGGGACAGACGTAGGTCCCTTTAACCTTTATTCAAATGTAGATGGATATACCACAGCAATAGCAAGTGGTGTATCTAGAGCTGCATTAGTAGCAGGATACAATCTTTTAAATGTGCCTGATAATGCTTCTGTTATCAGAGTACAATCTACAGGCACTTGTACAAATTATCTTGATATACTTTTAAGTGGTGCAACAACCACTACAACTAGTAGCACTTCTACTTCTACAACAACCTCTACAACCACAGCATTTGTTGAATGTATAACTGGTGATAGAAATGCACTCGCTACATGTTCTGGAGGTGAATCTGCTCCATTCACAGTGACTGCAGGAAATACAGCTCTTATCACTCCTGGTGGATATTACTACTCTGGAACTGGTACAAGAACATATGCATGTTACATTATGGATGCTGCAAATACCACAGTTTTATATACGTTCACTTATACTCAGACAAGCATGAGTCCAGGAACTTGGGCATCAACATTACCTTCTAACATCTTATCTGCAGGTAGCTATCGCTTAAGAACAGATACAGTGAACTGTTTCACTAGCTCTGGTACATTTAGTTTAGTTGCAACTTGCAACACACCTGATTAAAAACCCCTGTTTGTTGGTTTACAGATGGTCTCCCCTAGGGTTTCTACCCTGGGGGTTTTTTGTTTAAACTCTAACTAAAAAAGTTATTCTATATAATTAAATTAGTTAACAAAATTTTGAAAATGTCAAAAATAATTCCTACCTTTACAGTAATTTTAACTAAACTAAACTACATATGCCTGAAAATCAATCCTTGCTGCAACAGCTAGAAGAGATTCTACACTGGAAAAAAAGTAAAAAGTTCTATGCTGATAAGCTTGGAATTACAGAGTTTGAGGTGGATGAGCTATTAAAAGAATTAAGAAATCAAGAGAAGAGTGAAGAAGATGCTGAGATAGGGAACTATATTGCTGATCTAGAAAACAGGGTTATTAAGTTTACAGAAGATCTAGCTAAGGGTACAGGAGAGGTTGTAGCCAACTTTAGCGAAGAGGTTAAGAGTTTAGACGAACTCATTGAGAAATGTAAGATAGATACAGAGAAGTGGGAGATAACCAAATATGTTCAAAACTTCTGGGGAAATGGAAACAATCCTCATTGGCAAGTCAAAGCATGGTTAGGGAAGAAGTCTACAGAACAAGTTTTTCAAGATGTGTTTGTAGACTTTTTAGCTTCATATAAGCCTGTGTCTCAAGAAGTTATGAGTCCTAAGGTTGACTTTAACAAACCAAATGGTATGTTAGTTATCAACAAACAAGACTCTCACTTAAACAAATGGGACATAGATGGTAATAATAATGTAGCAGATAGACTAGCTAACATTATGTACAAGGTGGAACTGATAGCTAATCAAGCTCAGTTATCCAACAACTTGCAGAACATAACTTACATAATAGGATCTGATGAGTTTAACAGTGAGTATACAAATGCCACTACAAAAGGAACTCCTCAACAGAACACGCATACATATCATACATCTTTTGAATACATCTGTGGACATGAGGTGTTAATGATTACAATGTTATTACAATATGCTCAGAATGTAAATGTAATCTATGTGGCAGGTAATCATGATGAGTTTGTAGGTTGGCATTTAGTTAACTGGTTACAAACCTACTTCAGAAATACAGAGAGATTAGCATTTGATTTATCTCCTAAGTATAGAAAGTATGTAAGCTATGGTGATTCAGCATTGATGTTTAACCATGGAGATGCTATCAAACCAGCTAAGCTTGCAGCTTTATTCCCAATAGAGTTTAGAGAACATTGGTCTAGTCATAGCAAGTTTTACATTTTTACAGGAGACAAACACCATGAGGTGAGTCATGATTTCAATGGTATAAAGTTTTATCAAATTCCAGCATTTTCAAATGCTAAAAGTCTTTGGGACGACAAGATGGGTCACACAATGTCCAAGGCAGAAGTAACAGGATTTTTAATAGATGACTGTGATGGGATGACAAATATATTCAAACAGTATTTATAATGGCAACATTAAGACAAATGGTTTCAGATGTACGTTCAGTACATAAATTGCTCACTACAGATAATCTAATTACTGATAGAGTGGTTGCGTCTGAAATCAAGAACAACACATTTTTACTAATCAAACGTGAGACTAATCTCAGAAAGCTTTGGGCTACTGATACTGTATTTCAAACACTTCCTTGTTTGGAAATGCTAGAGGTGCCTATTTCTGATTGCTGTGAATATGTGGACCCTTGTCAAGTTGCAAGAAGCAAATACAAACTTCCTCGCATCAGTGAGGGAAACTATCAATACTTAATCCAAGGTGTTTATTCTATAAACGCTATGGGAGGTAAAGGAAAAAGATTCAAAGAGATTACAATCAATAGATACTTAAATCTATTAAAACTTCCTATCATAAAAGCTGAACAATACTATTGGATAGCTAATGGTGGGTATCTATATGTTAACAATCCTAACTTAAAATCAGTTAGAATATCTGCATTCTTTGAAGAAGATATTCCAAACAGTATTTTATATCCTGATGATTGTGCTTGTGGAAACATTCCTTCTGTAACAAATGAAGAGTATTGTATAAATCCATTAGACAAAGAGTTTGGATGCCCAGGCTACTTAATAACACAAGTGTTACAACTTACTTCTCAAAAACTATTATCGACATACTTTAGCATTAAAACAGACCAAACATTTGATGGCATTGATGGACAAGCTCCCAATGCAAAACCAACAAGCTAATGCGTACTAAGATAGACTGGAGAAGCTCTAGTAAAGAAAACTACAGTAACTTTTGTAAGAAACATCCCACCATAAAAATTACATTTGATGAGTGGCGAAACATTATATATTTATATAATGACAATTTTAAAAACTACATTCTAGAAACAGGAGAGAAAGCAAGACTTCCTTTTGGCTTTGGTGAGTTCTCTATCAATAAAAAGAAGAGAAAGAAAACAAAGACAGTTGATGGAAAAGAAGTGGTTAACCTACCAGTAGACTGGCAGAAGACAAAACAAAAGGGAAAAATCATCTACAACTTCAACTTTCATACAGAGGGATTCTTTTTTGGTTGGATGTGGTTTAAAGAGTCCACTAGGATTCGTAATATAAATCTTTGGTATTTCAAACCTTCTCGTACCACTTCTAGATTGCTGTCACATTACATAAAAACAGATGATAAATACCAACACATTTATTGTGAATGGAAAAAATAAAAGAACATGGCATACTATTACAGATACAATTTTGTCTCACCTGAACCAATTTATTCAGTTGTTAAGGAAGAGTTAAAATCCTACTTTGACACAGGAGCAGTGGATGATTTGCTTTTCCCTACTTACTTAGACAAATGTCTACAGAAGTTAGGTAGGTCAAGTTATGTCATTGCTGAACAGACGCTAGATATTTCTGGTTATGAGGCTAGACTTCCTGATAACTTCTTTGCTGTTAGAGAGGCTTGGATGTGTACAGAGATACCATCTAACTACCCATATCAAACAGCTAACTCGTTCTATTCTCAAGCTGCTTCTCAAACAACAATACAAGTCTCTCCTATTATTAGTGGTGGAGTTCCTTGTGTAGAACCTAACTGTACAACAGGATGTCCTACGTGTATGCCTGATATCATCCAAGCAGTATATAAAACCAATCAACAGATTGCTAGATCAATAAAAAGAGAATACTTATTAAAACCAGGTAATATATCTTGTCAAAGTAAGTGTGATGTAAGTTATACAGATGCTTGGGAATTCTATACACCTGCTCCTCCTATACATGAGTTCACTCCAGGATCAGCAGGATATGATAGCTTTGACATTAGAGATAATAAGTTTGTCACTAACTTTGGTTGTGGTATAGTTCATATGATATTCTATGCTACAGACTATGATGCTATTGGTAATCAGTTAATTCCTGATAACTATCGTATTAGAGAGTTTGTAGAAGCGTTTATTAAATACAAGGTGTTTGAGACATTGGCTAATCAAATCAATGATGAAACTTTTAATCAAATACAACAGAAGCTAGCATATTACAAACAGCTACATGATGAAGCATTCATTATGGCTTACACTGAAATTAAGAAGCAAGACGCATGGACTAAACAAAGAAGAGTAAGAAATGACTTACAACGCTTTGGACAATATGAATTACCAAATAGAAGCTCAAGATATGGCAGAGGATGGAATAGATAATCAAGGAACATCTAACGTAAGACAAGAATTTAATCTTGGCAGAGTTGGATTAGACATGGACTCTTCTGTAAATCAAATACAGAAGGGTAAGCTTTCTTATGCTCTAAACGCAGCATTAGAAAACTTTGACGCTAATTCTGTAAGCTATCAGAATGAGCCAAGTAATGAAGCTTGCTTAGAGTTTCCTGAAGGCTTTCAGCTTATTGGAACTCATTTCATACAAGAGAAAAACAAACACATATTCTTCTTAGCGAATCCTCAAACAGGAGGAAGTGAGATAGGATATATGGATAACAATGATTGTGTATATCGCACACTTTGTACTCCTATTCCTGATACAGACTTAACAGTTTGTGCTAACTCAGAATGTTTAAACTTTGATATAAACTATCCAATACACAAGGCTGTACATAAGATTACAAACTGTACCACTGAGGTTTATTGGACTGATGGATTAAATCCAAGAAGATATATTAACATTGAGCAAGTTCCATATGTTTTTTCATATGAAGGAGGTAATACTTGTGATCCAACTATTCTAGTAGTAGATGGACAAGGAGTTCTTGATTGTAATAAGTTAGATGTACAACCTAACTTTCAAATTCCTAATATAGAAGTTGCTGAAATTGTTGTAGGAGGAGATTTGAGAGCTGGTACTTATCAATTTGCTATTCAATATGGTAATGCTTCAGGAGATGCTTATACATCCTACTTCTCTATAACTAATCCTACATCTATTGCTAATACAGAAATAACAACTCCTGATTTTCAATATTCTGTAGGTGAATCTATTGTATTAAATATTACTAACTTAGATGTTACAGGATACTTCCAATACTTTAACTTAGCTGTTATAAAGACCATTAATAATGGTACCACTGTAGAATTAGTGGGAACATATAACATTGAAGAAAAGTCTACAAGTATAACTTATACAGGACAGAACACAACTCAGATTCCTTTGAGTCTTGCAGATGTTCTTGAAAAGTTTCCTTATTATGAGATTGCTCAAGATGTAACAAACGTACAAGATGTTATTGTTTGGGACAACTTAACTTCTATTGATAGAATCAACTATCAAAGCGTTGCTAATCAAGTACAACTTCAATGGGAGACATATAAACTGCCAGCTGGTAACACCTATGCTGATGGTTTTTATACTTCCAACTTAAGAGGATATTTAAGAGATGAGGTTTATGCATTTGAAATTGTATTCTTATTAACCAATGGTAAGCAAACAGATGGTTTTCATATTCCTGGTAGATCACCAATTTCTAATGATTTAACTCCTATTTATGAAACTGGTCCTAATGCAACTCCTGACTTCATAGGTACTGCTACTAATGTTGAACCTGTTACACTTTATAAATATAGTCCTAATTGGAAAATATATAATACAGCCAGTGTATCTACAACGTATCCTGTTCCTACAGACAATACTAGGAAGATAGGAGAGGCATACCCTTATCAATCTGGAGACTTTGCATATTGGGAGTCTACTGAGGAGTATCCATGTAACGTAGATGTATGGGGAGACTTAGCTGGTAAACCAATTAGACACCATAAATTTCCTGATGTTCTTGTAAGTCCTTACTTTGAGAGTCCAAGCATTGTATATAATGGAGGTCAGATAGAACCTGTAATGCAAGTTGCCAATGCTATCTATCCAATAGGTGTGAAGATAGATGTACAACAAGTGGCATTTGCTATTCAAAGCTCTAGTTTAACAAATGAAGAGAAGGCATCTATTGCTGGATTTAAAATAGTAAGAGGTAATAGAAGTACAAACAAATCTATTATTGCTAAAGGTATTCTTAGAAATGTAGGTAAATACACTAGAGAAGATCCTGCTGATCCTAATGCTACATACTACTACTATCCTAACTATCCATACAATGACTTAAGTGAAGATCCATTCTTACTTGAGAGAAACAATGCTTACAACTCTCAATGTGATACGTTCTCTGTATCAGTGACAACTCCTGGTATCTTACAATACACAAACTGTTTTACAGGAGAAGTAGATACACAAGCTTTTACTAGCAGTACCACTGAAATATGTTCTATCACACTTCCTGTTGTAAATAGTGGTTCTGCAACATTTACAAATACTACAACTACTACTTATACAATTACAAATAATTCAGCTGTTAGTTCTGTTACATTTAATTATACAGATCCAGTTACAGGAGCATTACAAAGTATAACAGTAGGTAGTGTTGTAGGTGGTAACAACGTTAAAACATTTAACTCTACCACTTTCCCTGTAAGAACATCAGGACTAAGTAATTATAAAATAGTAGCTAGCAACACAAGTGAAAACTTAAATTGTTATCCTAATAAATTAGATGGATTTAATAATCCTGAGTCTGCTTACAGACAAGTATTTAATTCTCCAGAGACTTCTTTTGGACAACCTACACTAGGTAATGTTCTTAAGTTAGAGAGTGTATTATTTGGTGGAGGAAGAGCTCATTTTGTTGAAGTGCAGAAACATGCTATGTATAAGCTTATCACTGAACAAACACAAGTTGATGCTTTAACCTCTAGTAAGAGAATAGCTGATCTTGGGGGATTTAGTCCTACAGCATTCTTTACAGCATATCAAACTTACTTACAGATTTATATCAATGGTATTAGTAGACAAAACTTTGCATATTCATTTAACTCTATATCTAGTTATGATTATAGTGCAGATATTTCTAATAATCAAGGAATTAAACAAAGACAACTTGATCTAGCTCAATACGTATTTCCAGGTGTACAGAACGTAGGTGATAATTATGATCTTAATAACTGGAACAGAGAGTCTTCAGTTTATGTTAAAACTATTGATGTTAGAAATGGAATACCTGTATCACCTTTGCCATATCCTAATGACACCCCTTCTCTTGTTGTAGCAGGTGTAAGTCAAATTAGTGACACTTCAAGATTTACAATTTCAGAAGCAGAAAACTGTGCTAGTCCTGAAGCTCAGAGAGATATCAAAGTAGTATCTTACTATGGTTCTATAAAGGCTATTAATAATGCTCAATGGGGACAGATATATTCATATCAAACTATTGACACAGGATTCCAAAGAATATTCAGTGCAATATCTGCTAATGATCCTGAAGTAATATTTGGTGGTGATACATATATTGGTAAGTTTGGATTTAAAACAAAACTTCCATTCTTTATTGATAATAGAGTGAATGCTCCTGATGATTCTGATATATATTATGATGAGATAGGTAATGTAGCTTACCCACAATATTGGTATTCAGCAAGATCTATCTTGTCTGATTTTACTGTAGGCTCTACTGTAATGAAGAATATAATCTCTACCAAAGCACATTATCTTGATTGTCCTAATGATGATATTGCTGACAGTGGTACAACAACTTCTACAACTACACCTGCTCCAGGAACAGTAATAGCTGGTTCTTTGAATTATGTGTATGATGGTAAGATGTACTTGTTTGCTTATGGTATTCCTTACTATTATGTAGAGAGTTCTATTAATGTAGACTTACGTCAGGCATTCAATAACTTAGAAGGTGACTTCTATCCACATGTAAGTTCAGGTATCCCTGATACTTGGTTCCAAGAAAGTAGAGTTCCTATTGCTCTTGATAATACATATTATTACAATACAACCTTCTCTAAGCAGAATGTAGAGAACTTCTTCTCTCACTTGCCTGCAGATTGGATACAGCAATTATGTTATAAAAACTTTCCATTCAGAGCAATATACTCTGATAGACAAGAAAGTTATTCTGACAATAGAATAAATAGCTGGTTGATATATCGTCCAGTGAGCTTCTTTGATTTCCCTCAAAACTATGGTAATCTTATATCTTTAGATGGTATTCAGAACAGAGCTACACTAGCTAGATTTGAGAACAAGACATTGTTATATGGTAACATGTTAACATTGAATACAAGTAATCCTCAAGCAGCTTATTTAGGTAATCCTTCATTATTCAGCAGTGTTGAACCACCTCCTATAGATTACGCTGAAACAGATCTTGGATATGTTGGTTGTCAAAATAAGATGTTGCTTAAGATACCTCAAGGGCAGATAACTATTGATGCTAAGAGATGTCAAGTATTTTTAATTCAAGGAACACAAGCAACTGATATTTCAGGATTTGGTTCTGGTCTTAATAGATTCTTTACAAATCATTTAGCATTTGAAATACTAAGATACTTCCCAACAGTTAACACAGATAATCATTTCAAGAATATTGGTATTCATGGTGTGTATGATAGTGTATTTGAAAGAGTAATAATTACTAAGTTAGACTATGTTCCACAACCAGGTAAAGAGGTATTTTATGATGAGGTGGTTAAACAGTTTTATGTTGACCAACCAGTAGCTGGTGATCTTGTAGTTAAGAAATATATCGAGGTGACAGATCTTGAATACTTCTGTAACAAATCATGGACTGTTTCATTTAACTTCAATACAAAGAGTTGGGTGAGTTTTCATACATATCTTCCTAACTTCTATATAGGAGAAAACAGCTTCTTCTATTCTGGATTAAATGAAGGTTGTGATGTCACAGCAGTGGCAGTTGTACCAATACCTTCTCCAACCACAACTACAACAACAACAAGAATTATATACTGTAACCTAACTGGTACAGCTGTAGTGGTAGGATATCCTTGTCTTTTAGGAGGAACAGCTTCACAACAAACCACTACCACTACAACAACATCTACATCTACTTCTACTAGTACCACTACTACTACCACAACTGCTGTGCCTTTTGACTGTATATTAATTCCAGGATCTTTTACAACAGAACCTGATTGTAGATTAACAGCAGGAGAATTTATACGTGTATCTGTTACTACAACAAGTACAACAACTCCTACTCCTACAACTAGCACTACCACTACACCACAACCATCTCTTTATAGATATAGTTCAGCAGGTCCTGATGATGCTTGTGGTACTGCTTTAACAATGACAAATGTAATATTGACTGATCCACCATTCTGTTCTGCAACTGCAATTCAATGTGATGAGTTTGTACTATCACCAGCTGGTGTACCAGTATGGGTTCGCACTGGTAATAGCTATAGAGCTGCAACAATCAATGATCCTAATACATCTGGAATTGCTACATTCGATGTAGGAACATGTATTGTATGTACAACTACAACTAGTACTTCTTCTACTACTACTACCACTACAACTGCAGCACCTGTTGCAAGAACTGTAACTAACCTTGGTGCAAGTGCTTCTGATATATTAGGAGAGATTTATATAGATTCCTCAGTTACTCTTAGTGGTAATGTAAATGTAGATACTATAATAGAAGTAGTTGTGTCCACTAGTACATATGGTGATATCACTGTATATGTTACAATACTCAATGGTAACAATGCAGGAGTTGGTTCAACTTCTGTTGGAATGGGAAGTCTTCCATCAGTATCAGGTCAATGTATTGCATCTTCTGATAATGTATATGTAACTTTCATTGGGTATGAATGTTAAAATAATATAAAATAAAATAATATGCCATTTTCAGCAACAATAAGTTTAAATTTTGCAGGAGCAAACACTGGTCCTTTTGATCTTTTTTCAGATGCAGACACTTATGCTGTAGCATTTGCATTAGCAGTTCCTAAAGCGTCTTTGCTTGCAGGATATTTATCAAGTGCTGTTCCTGATTTTACAACAATCTGTAGAGTTAAATCTACAGGAGCGTGTGTTAATTATGTAGACATGCCTCTTGATGATCCTTACATATTTGTATATACAAGATGTGATACAGGAGATGAGTATTATAAGATAGGATTAATAACAACAGGAAATGTACAAGATACTAATACACCTACAGCAAACTGTTATCAATATGTTGCTCAAGGATTACTATCAGCCATGACTATTGCCTATCCAAGTTTAACAATTAACAATACTTTATCTGCTTCAAGTTGTCCTTGCGTTTAAAATAATATAAATGGCTAAAACAGTAATAATAAGATTAACTTGCTCAGGTGGCAGAACAGGACCCTTTGATATCTCTGATAACTTAGGGACAGTCTTGGGCATTGACATTACTAAACAAGACCTTATTGATGGATATACTGTTAGTGTTGCTGACTCTGTTACTACAATAATTATAAGATCTAAAGGTAAGTGTTCTACTAGCATTAATGTTACAATTGGTACAGCTACAAAAGAACAGCTTGCTGCTTTAGACTACACTGTATGTAACACAGGATCTATATGGAAGCATTTAGATGATACAATACATTATAACAAATACTATGGTAATGTAGAACCATACATAATTGAATATCCATTTGCTTATCAAACCTATGATGAGATACTTCAGAATGTTAAAGATTATAGTAAGGTGTATAACTATATACCATCTGTAGATGGAGTGGTTAATGAAACTGCTAAGATAGAGGTTGATAATCAATGGTTTAACAAAGCTGTTCTATATAATGGACAACAGTCTACAGGTATATTAGAACTTGTACCAAAGCCAATCAACAACCTAAAACAATACTTAGCTTACCCAATATATAATGACTTTAGCAAGACTATCACTTATACTAAGTCAGATAACTTCTATCAATATAATACATTCTGGGGATTAGTTAAGAATAAATCATTACCTTTGTTTAGAACAAGTTGTGAGTCTTTATCAGTAGATAAGGTTGTAAATCAAGTGAATATGGATTATGGAAAACGTTCATTTAAGAAAGAACCATTGAGAGCCAAAGACTTAAAGGTAAGACACATCCTTGACAATAGCTCTGAAGCACATATAGTTTCTCAATTCATTATTGCACCTGCTCAAATCTCTTATAAGTAATGGCTAACTGGTTAGACAAATATGAACAAGGAGGCTTAGTCTTAAAGAAAAAGACCAAGGATAACTATGGCAAGAAAGCTAATCCTAATGATGTCCAAGTATCTGTAGGTCCTGACTTTGTAGGACTTGGATATAACATTAAGGGTAGGGACTATTCTCCTGCATGGGGTGGGCGATTTCAGAATGGTGGATTCTTACAACCTAATAGTTCTAAATTGCCAGAAGGATATGTAATACCATATAACACTCCTAGCACTGAATTAGCTATGTCTATAGGTGGAGAAAAAGGAGAACCAGCTTATTTAATTCCTTCATTTAAAGGTGGTAAGAAATTAAAAGATCCTATTGCTGAATATAAGAAGACAGGTGAACATCTTGGTGGTCCATTTAAAACATGGCAAGAAGCTGAGAAGTTTGGTGAGATGAGACATGAATATGTAGAGAAAGGACAATCACTTCCTTCTCCATTGAAGTGGTGGGATGATATGCAAATGGGGGGATCTATGCCAGGTTCTGTAGGCTTCACGTACGCACGTGTAGCTGGCTCAGCTCCTGCTAATGGTAAGTATACTAAGAAGACAAAAGCTAGTGCTCAGAATGGTCAAGAGATGAAATTCTACCAAGAAGGACTAGACTTCAAACCTAAGAGTATAAGTCAAGATGGAAAAACTATTCCTAATGAGAAAGAGGAAATAAAACCAATTACAACTTCTCAAAAAAACATAGGACAAGCTGCAGCATGGAAAGTAATAGAAGCTATTAAAGCTAACACTCCATATCAATTATCAGAAAGTGCTGTAAAGTCTGGAATAGATCCATCATTAACATGTATAGGTGGTGTATGTAATGTCTATAAAGATTTAGGTGTTGACTTCTCTGGTGTAGGAAATGAAAAACAAGGTGTAAGAGAATCAAGAACAAAAGGTAAAGTAGTAGAATATAATCCAACATTTGATAAAAACTATAAAGCTGCTGGATTTGAAAAAGTAAAAGGAAGACCTATTGAATTTAATGAGTTAACTGATATAATACAAAAAGGAAACTTAAATCCAGGAGATTTTATACAATACTATAATAAAAAAGGTATTCCAGATCATACTAATATTGTATTAGGTTCAAACCCTGATGGCAGTGTTGAGGTTTATAATTCATATAAACATGGACAGGTAACAAGAGGAGAAAGTAAAGAACCTTATGTATATACATTAAATCCTGAAGCACAAGACTATAAAGGTAAAAAAATTAATGTATTTAGAGTAGGTGATCAAAAGGCAACAGAAATAAGAGATGCAAGTGCAAATGATCCAAGTGGTATAACAAACACTTGGTTTAATTACAATATGGAGAAGGCGATTCAAAGAAGAATGAAAATACTAGAAAAGGATTACCAAGAACTTGCAAAACAAAGTGGTGAACCTGCTAAAAAACTAACTCCATCACAATTAAGAAAAGCTGCAATAGAAGAAGAAAGACGTATTTATGAATCAGATCCTATGTTTAAAAGAAACCTAGAGATAATAAATACAGTTGACTTTTCTGAATCTCCACAAGAAGCAATGTATAGAACATTGAATAAAAAGAAAAATGGTGGATGGTTAGATAACTACAGTGAACCAATAAGAGATGACAGAGGACAGTGGGCTCATCCAGGTAAGATAACAGAGATAGGATCTAACAATATTACAATGCAAGGGGTAGACTATCCTGTTCTTGGCATATCTGATACAGGTGATACACAGATGATGTATCCTGATCAAGATTATAAGTTTGATGGTGAAAAGGTTACAGAGTATCCAATGGCTCAAGATGGTGAGAACATTACCAAAAAACTGAAGAAAGAAGCTGAGGAGAAATTAGAAAGGATGAAGAAACCTAAGGCTACTCTATCTCAATATACACCTAAGAAAGGGGAACAAGCTAAGTTTGATAAACAGAAGTTACAAAGAATAGCTGAAGACAATGCTCCATTAAATAGAATGGCTGCTAGTAAGGGAGCTAAGAATATGCAAGATGCTATAGAAGCAGCATTGATAATGGAAGGTGGATTGGCAGCAAGTAAGCTTGTTGGTAAAGGTGCCAAAGCAGCTGCTAAATATGCTACAGAACAAACAGCCTTAAAGAATGTTTATAAGTTAAATCCATATGCATTTAAACCTACAGAGGGAATGATGTATAGAGGTATTGGTAAAGAAGGAATGGAAGATGCATTACAAAGTGGTCTGTTTAGAGCTAAACAAAATGTAACTCCTACTAGTATAGGTAACTTTAATACTACTAGACAATTTAGTAAAGCTTACTATACTCCTAGATTTGATATAGCAGATCAGTATGGACAAGGGTATATTGCTGAGGTACCAAGAGGAGCTTCTGACTGGGGTAAGAGATATGGTAAAAAAGAATGGAGTCAAATAGCTCAAAGAGATATACCTATAACTGAAGGTAAAGTTTTACAGAAAGATTGGTTAAAAAGATATAAAGAAGTTCCTAAACCAACTGCTTCAGAACAAGTTGTAAGAGGTCCAATTCCTGCTCCTTACAAAGGAACAACTTTACCTTATGATAACATTGGATATAAGGAACCAGCAACAGGAGAACTAGCTCCATACATGACACCAGAGTTTGAAGCAATTCCATATAGTGAATTACCTAAAACTGTATATCATGGTGGTCCTAGTGTTATTTCAGACGCAGGTGCTATTAGAATAACTAGAGAAGGATTGCCTATTCAAAGTGCAACTTCTCCAACTTCAAGAGGATTCTATGCAACTCCTAATACTTGGATGCATATGGAAGGTTCTCCAAATCCTCTTAGAGATGTAGAAGGATTTTATCCAAAACTTGCTAGTGAGAATGCTGAAAACTATGCAATGGGAAGAGGGGATGCATACATACATGGAGGTGAGTTTGTTGAAAATCCTAGAATAGTTGACTGGAAAACATTTAGTCAAATGGAACCAGTTAAGAATCTTAATCCTGACTTTAGAAGACTAAGTCCTGAGGCTGCTAAAATAGCAGAAGATCTTGGTATATATGGTCTTAGAGATAATAGTGAATATAACATTCTTAATCCACAAAAGGTTTTTAAATCATTTAAACCTGCATATAAAAATCTGGGTAAAGGTTGGGAAAAATATAACAAAGGTGGCTGGTTAAACAAATATAAATAAATCATACAATAGAGTATAATATGAAAGACCAAATATTAAAGATTGCTAAAGTAAAGTCTGAGAAGGAATTCTACAAGAAGTATCCTACAGAAGAAGCATTCATGAAAGTTCATGGTAAAGAGTTAAAGAAAGCTGCTATGGGTAAGTCTATGGTGAACAAACAGTTACACCAACTTACAGACTTTGGCAATCCTCCTAAGTTTCAAGGTGGTGGTAGTGCTAATGGAAATGTGCTAAATCTTATGGGTTGGGGAAATGCTCAACCTGCTGTACAACCTGCTACTTATAATAGCTGGACAGGACTTGTTGGTGGATCACAGAATGCTGCTGGACAAGAAGTAGTTACAAAAGCAGCTACAGATGCTGCATTTGGTGAAGGTGGTCTTCCTGAAGGTGCTGGTGGAGGTGGTATGGCAGCAGGAGTAGCAACAGCAGCTATTGGTGCATTGCCAGGAATCATAGGAGGTATCGAAGCAATTGGTTCACAAAGAAAAGCAATAAATAAAGCATATCAAGCTAGAGAGTTATCAGAACTAGCTTTACAAGCTGGCTCTACAAGAGAGAAAGTTAAACGTAAATATGTAAGACCAGAAGATAATATTGTACAGCCTGGACAGTTAGGTAATCCTTATGGATCAGGTACAAACTTCTTAGCTGAGAATGGTAGAATGATTGGTGGCAATCCTACAGAGATTCAGAACATGTACAATCCTGGTGATATGTACACTGACCTTGGATTTGAACCAATGGGAGAAACATTGAAACAATTTAAAAAAGGTGGCAATCTTCCTGAAGCAGCATTTGGAGATTACTTCCAAAGTTCTGGTCAAGCACAGATTGGTAGTGCTGCAGGTACAGCCATTGGTAGTATTGTAGGTGGACCATTAGGTGGTGCAATTGGTGGACTTATTGGTACAGTGGGTGGTAACCTATTAGGTGGTGCTAAAAATGCTAGAGAACTAGAAGCAGAGAAAAAGAAAGCTGAGATGAACACTCAACAAGCTGCGTTCCAACAAGCTCAACAAAATCAGTTTGGTGCATATATGGAGCAAGGTGGTAAGGTGGATGTAGGTGATGAATATAAGTGGGTTAGTCATACATGGCAACCACAAACAATTGCTAAGTTTGGTGAGTATAATGTTAAAGACTTGTTAAAGCCTCCTCATGATGCAGATATGCTAAGAAGTGGTGGTCATTTAAAAGATGAGTATTATACACCTCCTAGTGCAGAAGCATTGTTTACTGGCAGACCTGAGCGAAAGCCTTTAACTATGCAACATGGTGGACAGATGGCTATGGGGGGTGACTTAGAAATAATTGAAGGTGGTAAGGCAGAAACAATCTCTTATAATCCTTTCCTACCAGATGGTGGTGAGACAGTTATGTTTAAAGGAAGATCTCATGACAATGGTGGCATTCCTATTAACTTTGGTGAGAATGGTGTAGAAGTTGAGGGTGGTGAACCAGCTGTTAAACTAAAAGATGGTGGTAAAGACAACAATATGGTTGTATTTGGTAACATGAAGATTGATAAAAACATAGCAGACCTTATGGGAGATCCAAAAGCAAAAGGTAGAAAGTTCAAACATTATGTAGCTGATATAGCTAAGAATGATGCAAAACAATTGAAAATAAGTGAGAAGGCTAATGAAAAAATTATCAATGCTGATAATAATAGTACAGCTGGTCATTTACAGTTAATA